AGACGCAAATACGGTTCCGTCTGGGGCCGGGAAACATTATTGAGACAAACAGCCATGGCTGGTTCCCGGATACAGATGGCGCACTCATCACCGGACTGACCTTTCTTGACCCCAAAGATGCCACACGGGTTCAGGGTTTTTTTCAGCATTTGCAGGTCAGGTTTGGTGACGGGCCGTGGCAGGATGTCAAGGGGCTGGATGAAGTGGGCAGTGATACAGGCAGAACAGGAGAATGACATGAATATTTTGAGAAAGCTTATGCAGAGTCTGTGCGGTTGCGGAAAGCATGATGACTGTGAAAACGGACGGTCACTTACAGCACAATTGCGACTGGGACCGGCAGACATTCTGGAGTCAGATGAGAATGGCATTATTCCGGAGCAGGACAGGGTAATCACACAGGTGGTGATACTGGATGCAGATAAAAAGCAGATACAGTGTGTGGTAAGACCGCTGCAAATCCTGCGTGCTGACGGGACGTGGGAAAATATTGGCGGGATGAAATAGCCGACAGCTTCACAAAAACCGGAGCCCGGCTCCGGTTTTTGTTGTCATGTATAGGGGGGGGTTATTAGAGAGTGAAGTAATAAACATGTTAATACGATGGAGTGAAGGATGCCGTGTAATTCTGGTTCAAGAGTTTTTTATGCCGGAAAATCGCAGGATTATTCTGGATAGTAAAGAATCCTGGTTAATAATCTGTGATAGTCAGTTGGGCCATTTAATGCGCAGTATGTATCAGGGACGCCGTTTTATTCAGCTGAATCTGGAAAAATTGAAAGGGGTACATGATGTCGCCTTGCCAGTGAAATGGGAATTCACACGAAGACAGTGAATAGCTTTCTGTATACGGGAATGGCGAAAAATGGACTGTATGGTGTGAGTGTGAAACATCTTGCGTGTGCGGAGTGATGCTTCTCGTTGCTACAGCGGCAATGATAATGCAGTGAAAAAAGGGGAGCAATATGCTCCCCCAAACCGAAAGAAAATTGCAATAATCAATGAAGTTATTTAGTCATCATCAGAATGTCATGCAAGGCATTTTGTTTCAGTGATGCCGATCGCGATTTTAGCGAATTCCATCATAAATCCCCTGATTTTTAAGCCTGAAGCAGTCAAAGGAATTTCTATGCCCTATATCGATATCACCACGATGCGTGGGATGATGCCGCGCGTTGTGACATCCATGCTGCCCGAGCATTCCGCTGTACTGGCGGAGGACTGCCATTTCCGGTTTGGTGTTATTACACCAGAACGTCAGATATCCGGGGTTGAGAAAACATTCACAATTAAGCCAAAAACAATTTTTCATTACCGTGACGATTTCTGGTTTGCATGGCCGGATGTGGTGGATGTGATCCGCAGTCCGATCGCTCAGGACCCCCACGGGCGTATTTACTACACTGACGGGCGTTTTCCTAAAGTGACGGATGCGACTATTGCCACAAAAGGGGACGGGAATCACCCGACATCATCGTATCGTCTGGGGATCCCCGCGCCGACGACAGCTCCTGTCTGTACTGTTCAGCAGGGCGGTGATGTTTCTGACGATAACCCGAATGATGATGAAACCCGGTTTTATACGGAAACCTTTGTCTCAGATTATGGTGAAGAAGGTCCGCCAGGTCCGGCGTCTCTGGAGGTAACACTCCGTACTCCGGGAACTGCGGTACAACTGACGCTGGCTCCGGTGCCATTGCAGAATGCCAGTATTAAACGTCGCCGGATTTATCGCTCTGCATCAGGTGGAGGGGAGGCGGATTTTTTACTTGTGGCTGAACTGGATGCATCCGTGCTCAGTTACACGGACAAAATACCGGCGAAAAACCTTGGGCCTTCCCTGGCGACATGGGATTACCTGCCGCCGCCAGAGAATATGACAGGCCTTTGCCTGATGGCTAACGGTATTGCCGCCGGGTTTGCCGGTAATGAAGTGATGTTTTCGGAAGCGTATCTGCCGTATGCATGGCCGGAAGTGAATCGTCACACGACGGCAGAAGATATTGTAGCTATCTGTCCGCTGGGAACGTCACTGGTGGTGGCGACAAAGGGGGAGCCTTATTTGTTCAGTGGGGTATCACCGTCCACAATTTCTGGTTCCAAAATCCCTTCAATGCAGGCGTGTCTGAGCAGGCGGAGTATGGTTGCGATGGAGGGTTTTGTGCTGTATGCAGGAACAAATGGCCTGGTGTCTGTTGATGCAAACGGTAATGTCGCGCTGGCGACGGAACAGATTGTTTCACCGGAACAGTGGCAGAGTCAGTTTAATCCGGCCTCCATTGTGGCTTATCCCTGGCGTGGTGAATACATTGCCTGTTACACGAAACCGGATGGTAAGCAGGATGTGTTTGTATTCAGTCCGGTGAACATGGATATCCGTTATCTCAGTACACCGTTTGACTGCGCATGGGTTGATCTCGCGAAAGATATGATGCGCGTGGTGACAGGAGACAAAATGTCAGTGCTTGCCGGGGGGGCTCTGCCCTCCACGATAAGGTGGCATTCAAAAATTTTTTCATTACCTGAAAGAACCTCTTTTTCCTGTATCAGGGTGAAATCTCCGGCGCCTGAGCGGGTGGGGATCACCATTATGGCTGATGATGTTCCTGTGATTCATTTTGCGCCGGGTACGTTTAAGGGAAGTGTGGTGAGACTTCCGGCAGCAACCGGGCAAAACTGGCAGGTGATGGTATCCGGATTCGGGCAGGTGGAACGAATAACCCTGAGTACATCAATGTCGGAGATGCCGGTATGACCAGAAAACCGTGGCGTGCGGGGAAGGATTTATCCACTGTTGTGGAGAATATGGAAATTGGCACCGGGCAGCGTGGTGACGGACGTCACGCATTTGTGACCCGTGAGGAACTGGTTGGTCTTAAACTCGCCCGGCGTCGAACATCGGGTGGTGCCTCATATGCACTGAATCCGGGTATTGAGATTGACAGTACTTTAATGACTGTTGATTTTCCCACAAAACCGCTGAATTTTAAGGCGACCGGTGGATTTGGCTCGGTTCTTCTTGAATGGGATATGCCTAATTATCGCGGACATTCACTGACTGAAATCTGGCGGGGTACGGAGGATGACCTTGCTGATGCAGTGCTGGTTGCCACGACGCCGGGGCAGGTTTACGGCGATCCGGTTGACCCTGGCTGGTCGGGATTTTACTGGATACGTTTTGTTAACGCGGCAGGAGTGAAAGGTCCATGGAATGCTGAAAAAGGCACTCAGGCACAAACACAGATCGGCGTGAAGGCCATCATTGACCAGATCCGCGATGAGGCTGCAAAGTCGCCGGTTGTGTCCGAGCTGCGTAAAGAAATAAAAAACGCGCAGGGGCAGGCTGTAAAGGATGCTGCAATTAAGACAACCGAAGTTGTAGGGACTCTCAGGGAAGAAACGACAAGAACGATTGGTGGTATTGAAACCCGCATTAGCACACTGGATTCGTCAACCAGTGAATCGCTTAATGAGGTCGACAAGCGCATCACTAAATTGGATAAAGAAGGCGGTGAAGCTTTTCTTGCAATGTGGTCAAAAAAAGCGGGAGTTGATGGTATCACTGCGGGGATCGGGATTGTCGCCGGAAAAGACAGTGAAGGCAGGCCTGTAAGTCAGGTTGCAATTTCTGCGTCGCAGTTGTTTGTCTTTGACCCGAATAATCCGGATAACACAGCCTATCCGTTTGCGGTATCAGGTGGCAAGGTAGTGATCCCGAAAGCGATGATTTATGACGCGGTGATTGAAACACTGGTGTCGCGGAAGGTTGTGGCGGATGAGGTAAAAGCCGGGGTAAGTATCACTTCGCCAGTTATCCGGAGTGCCGTTATTCAGAACGGAAACTTTCAGGTTGATTCTCAGGGTAACCTGAATATTGGAGGCCTTTTCAGTGTTACGTCACAAGGGCAACTGACAATTCGTTACTCTAATCAGAATGTAGGACTGGTGATCCGCAATGATAAAATTGAGGTTTATGACCAGAATGGACGACTGGCTGTTCGCATAGGCAGATTACGCTGATCAGGAGGTGAGTATTGGAATACGGTTTTGCCATTTATAACAGAAATAACGTTAATGTTACGGGCGTGCTGACTCCAGTATTTTTCCTGGACAGATTTACAGCGGAGTCTGGCTCAAAGACGTACACTAATAAACCCGACGGGAAATCATTGCAGGCTGTATGTTGTTTATTTCCCTGGAATAATGTATTTGCGGATCGGAAAGTACCGAAGATAACCATTAATGACAATACGGTGACGTGGTCGAATCTTGAGCAGGGTATGGGATCTTATATTTATACATTCTGGGGATAAGTGTTATGTACGGTTTGAGCATTATGAAGCCGGATGGCAGCGTATGGATAAGTCCAGGTTTTACGCCGCAGTGTCTGATCAACAAAGGCACCATACCGGCGACTGAAAAGTCTTTTTTTAAAACATCAATCCCGTCAGGCAAAAGTTGTTTTTTCTTTATCAGAACAGAGAAGAAGGCCGATGTCATGTACACGCATGAACAGATTGATGGATATCATGCACTAAGGCTTCATGTAATTGTCAGGGGAACGAACCCTGGTGTTACGACGGTTTATGCTTTCGCGAATATGGTTACTCCACCTTCTGAGTATGGTATCGCCATGTATAACCCGGACGGTGAGATGATTTATCATGGCGAAATGATGCTGCTTGACGCGAAGTTAATACCTGTTGATATCAAATTTGAAAAGGACCTTGGATATCCATGCGCAATCATGCCTGCACTGGTCGGGTATTATAACTGGAAAAGAACTCCTTATGATCGACCGATTTATACCACATCCACTGGTGCTACAGGAAATAAAATATATTCCTGTGAGCATTATTCCGGTGGTGCAACATGGGATATTCGAAAGCCGTATATAGATAAGGTCCTGGTTATTAATACATCAGTATATGATTAGTTGAAGCGAGTCTTTAATATTCATTTAAAATGTCTAAAAAGATGTATTATTAAAAAGTTTAGCGTGTTATCTGAATACAGGATATCTTAAATGAAGAGTATAGCAACACTGGTTGTGTGTGCAATCTCCGGGATTGCCTGTGTAAATTTATCTGCACATGCAGCAGAAGGAGAGCATACAATTTCTCTGGGGTATGCGCACTTTCAGTTTCCGGGACTGAAGGATTTTGTAAAGGATGCGACTGCTCATAACAGGGAGACTTTCAGTCATTTCGTCAACAGAAACTACTTTTCTTCATTGGGCGAATATACAGATGGTCGGGTCAGTGGATATGAAGGCAAGGATAAAAATCCACAGGGCATTAATATCAGGTATCGCTACGAGATAACGGATGATTTTGGCGTTATCACCTCTTTTACATGGACGCGTTCTCTCACTAACTCACAGACATTTATTGATGTGCAGTCAGCCGATCATACCAGGAAGATTAAGAATCCGGCAGCTTCTGCCAGAACGGATATCAGGGCGAATTACTGGAGTCTGTTAGCGGGGCCTTCATGGCGGGTTAATCAGTACATGAGTTTATATGCGATGGCAGGGATGGGCGTTGCTAAAGTTAGCGCTGACCTGAAAATTAAGGACAATATTAACAGTAGTGGCGGATTTTCTGAAAGCAACAGCACGAAAAAAACCTCCCTTGCGTGGGCTGCAGGTGCACAGTTTAACCTGAATGAGAGTGTTACACTGGATGTGGCTTACGAAGGTTCCGGCTCTGGCGACTGGCGCACGAGTGGCGTTACTGCTGGCATTGGCCTGAAATTCTGACCTGTATCCGGTAACCGTTTACTACCCGCTGTGATGGCGGGTTTTTTATTGCCCGTACAGGGCAAAAACCGTAAATTATGCGTGGGTGCCTTTCGGCTGATGGCTGGAGGGTGAACCTGAAGGCCTGATGTGGAAAGGCCCCGAGTCAACTTAACGTTAACCCGAGGCCCTAACACTTCGTACCTTAAGCAAGTAGAAGGTTAGCGCCTCTCTGTAAAAGGAGTCAAGCGCTATGTCGCAAAAATCGCTTATCACCGTCACAATTTGCATGACGGTTATCTTCACCATCTGGATGTTGCACGGTTCACTGTGTGAGTTCCGGCTGAATTTGTGGGGAGCGGAGTTTGCGGCGTTCTTACAGTGTAAGCAGTAGGAAAACCGCGACGGGGACGAGAGTCCCCGTCAACTGGTTGCTGAGGTTCAGCCGATATGGCACCCGTTTCAGGTGAGAGAATGAACGATAAAATTCTCTGGTATATGCAGCGTGTTGTGAGAAATTCCCGCAACCCTGAATTTATGAATGAAGTTAAAGACGCCTGCCTTAAAAAGCAGGCGTTTTGTTTTGAGGCACCTGATGGCTTTTTGGTGCTGCGTTCTGTGCTCAGTGCTGATGGTATCCCTTATGTTCTGGTGTTGCTGGGCGTGTGTACGGGGAGTAACAGCGTTGAGCGTTACCTGCCGGAGGTGAAGACATTAACCCATCTGGCTGGCGGACGCTGGGCTGAGTTCCATACGGCAAGGCGGGGATTTATCCGGCTGGGAAAACGACTGGGCTTTGAGCGAATGCCGGATGATGAGGATGGCTTCATGGTGTTCAGGATAGCGGTCTGACTGCTACAGTTTTCATCATTGTGTTTAAACCAACATTGTAATTCACATTCTGACCCTGCTCCGGCAGGGTTTTTTGTTATCCAGGGGGCCATTATGGGTGGAAGTAAAGGCGGTGGTGATACCAAAGTAAAACCAACAGCAGCGCAAATAGCACAGGAAGAAGTGGCCTGGAAAGGGTGGCAGGATTACAAAAATATCCTCCGCCCGGCTGAAGATAACTTCATGGAAAAGGTCGATGACCTGAACAGTGAGCAGCAGTACGACAATATTGCTGGCACCACAAATCTGGGGTATCAGAAACAGTTTGGCGAAGCACGGAAGGAGCTTGCGGGTAATCTTGCTCAGTCCGGCGTTGACCCATCCAGTGGTCGTTTTAATGCGGTAATGAATGCGAACCAGAGTGACCAGGTAACCGGGCAGATTGACACAACCACACGGGGGCAGGTATCGCAGGCAGATAAGTATGTTGCCGGGCTACAGGATGTTGCTGCTCTCGGTTCTGGTCAGAAGGCGGATGCGTTACAGAGTTTTAACTCTCTGGCAGACAGCAGTCTGGCAAAAGCTAAATCGGATGCACAGGCGGCGTTTACGAAACAGCAGGGGCGAGCCTCTCTTGTTGGCGCTGGTCTGGGTGCGGCAGGTGCATATGCGATGCATAAGGCTGGCGGTAGCGGAGGAAGTGGCGGTGCTAAAACACCTGGCACCGGCGCTAATGCCATTCAGCATCAGGCTCAGAACTGGAGACTGTAATTATGGAGTATGGCAAATACGAAACTCTCGCAAGGGCTGGTTATTCAGGAGCAGACCGCCCACAGGGTGACTGGCAGACGTCAGCAGCGCTGACACGCCAACAATACGACGACTGGCGAACCAGATATTTGCCCCGCGTGGCAAGGCTGGCTGACCTTGGGGAGAACAACAGTCTGATGAATGCACAGCTTGCACGGGTGGGAGGCCTTGCCACTTCCAGTCTCCGTACAGCGCAGATGGCGCAGGATAACCAGATGGCGAGATACGGGGTAAACCGCCCGGATAATCCCGACAGTAATACGCTGGGGTTACGTAATGCCCTGGCAATTGCTGGCGCGAAAAATGGTATCCGTGAAGCCGAACAGGATCGCCAGATGAATATTCTGACGGGGGCTTCTGCACCGGCAAGACAGAAACTGAGTGTTGGCGGCCAACTGGTGGCAGCGTAAGGGGGCAATATGGGATACGGTTTACTGGATATTGCAAATCAGTCGCGGCGTGAGGCATTACAGGGAATAAGTGACGCAGACAGACGACGTGAAGAAATTGAGGCTGCGAACAAACAGATGGCGGCGCAACAGAAAGCGCAGAACAAGCAGAATATCGGTACGGGCATTGGTACGGGGGCGGCTATTGGCGCATCCGTTGGTGGTCCTGTTGGTGCTGTTGCTGGAGCAGTAATTGGCGGCATTGCTGGTTCTTTGTTTTAAGGAGTGGTGAATGAGCGGATTTGCACAGGGGTTACTTGCCGGATTCAGCACCGTTGACCAGGCAATGACCCGTCGTAAGGAGCTTGGTCTGCGTGAAGCACAGCTTGCCCGGCAACAGAAAAATAACGAGCGCGATTTTGAGTTTGCGCAGTCTCAGTTTGAACATAATAAAAACGTTGATCAGCGGAACTTTGATTACAGAGCCAAAGTTGACGACCGTAATTATGCACTGAAGGAGAGGGAGTTTAACGCTAACCAGAATTACCGGAATGCGTCACTGGGTATGGAGCAGCAGCGACTCCAGTTGCAGAAATACAACCAGCGACGGCTTGAGTATAACGATATGATTGCCCATAGCCAGCCACTAATGGAAGCGCTTGGAAAAGCAATTGAGGCTGGCGATCAGGAGGCTGCAACGCGTCTGTTCGGGCAGCTGCCAAAGGGACATCCATTAATTCTTATGTCAAACGAAGGCTATGCAGCGAAAGCGGGTCAGGCCGTGATCAACCTGCAAAAAATCTTTGGTGATAAGCCGGACATGGCGATCGATTCGCTGAATACCCCGGAAAATCTCGATGTGCTTTCCGGCGTGTTTGCCCCGGAACTACAACAGCGTATTGGCATGCCTGATTCAACCGGGGACAAAACGATAAAAGAGGCCAGGATTGGCAGTATCGTACCAGCGCAGCAGGAAGGGTACGTACTTATTGGCCTTGATCTCACATACAGCGATGGCTCCACCGCGCATAAACCTGTAACAGAATACGGCAGTGCGCACCCTGATGATCAAACCGTGCTGGCGATACCCGTTGATAAGGCTATCGCTCAGGTCAGGGATCGCAGCAAATTTGCAGAGATATCGAAAAATTATGGTTATTTTATGCCGAAGCAGCAGGGACTTTCTCTGAAAGAGCTTCAGAAGGGGGCCAGCAACGTAGCGGCGGACGCGATCAAGAATGGCGGTAATGCTCAGGCTGCGGTGGATGAATATTATGCTGCGACTGGTTCACAACCGCATCAACAGAAAATTCAGCAACAAAAACTTCAGCAACAGGTTATCAACTGGGCGGGAGATGATCCTGACAAGCTGTCATTTGCCAGAAATGTAGCGGCCCGTCAGCCTGAAATGCTGGAACCTCAGAATCAGAAATTGCTGGAGAACGGGTATGCGAATTTTCTCCGTATTCAAAAGGCCAGGGGGGAACAGGCCAGAGATGAAAGTGCTTCATCTGCATCTCAGTTTATCCGTGGACTGAAACAGAATTACGCCCAGTAATTCACGATATTCCATTAATACCATTTCCTGATGCCCGGCCATTGTGCCGGGTTTTTTTATGGAGTCTGTATGGCCTATTCAGAGGAACAGCGTCCTGAGGCGCAACTCGGTAACCAGAATCGTAACAGCCTGAACATTCAGCAACCCGGCGAAACTGACAGCTATGAAGCATTTTTCTCTGATCCGAATCGCTGGAAGGATAACAGTACGTCGTTCAGCCTGGGCGATGTATTGCCAACAATGGGTAAAGGTTTCGCCCAGTCCGTCCGGGGAACAGGGGAAATGGCCCGTGGACTCGGTGATGCGATGATTCAGAGCCCGGTAAAAACAGGGGCGCGTATTTTAAATGAGTTCAGCCGTATGGGGCTGCCGGGTGTCGCAACTGTGCAGGATATTTTTGCCGGTGGCAGCAGGGGGGCTGATGAGGTCATCGATACCCTGCCTGATGGCAAAAACGCGGTTACTGATATTGTCGGTAAAGGTCTGAAGGCAACCGGTAAGGCTGTCAGTGATGGTGCCAAAGCCACTGATGAATGGCTGACCGGTAAGATGTCGCCGGGTGCAGTTCGTGCGCTGAATACGCCGATGACCGAAGGCTATAATGATTCTGCGGTCTGGGTGGCGAAGGGTGTAAACCTGATTGGTGCGCTTGTACCTGATATGGTTGCTGGCGGTGTGGCTAGAAAGGTGGGTGATGTCACACTGCGAAAAATGCTGACCGCCGGGCTGGAGAAAAAATACATCGCGGCAGGGATGCAGCCGGAAAGAGCCACGGCACTGGCAGCAGAAGCTGTCGATAAAAAAATGCCGGATTTATTCCAGGCGGGCCTGATCACCCATTCCACTGTAAGTGCACAGGGGCAGAGTGCAATGGCGGCAGCAGATGCTGTTCTTAATGCTGATTACTCTGAGCTGGCGCAGTCACCGAAATTTCAGCAGACGTTTTTGTCCATTGACGCCGACCCGCAGCACGCACAGCTTACTGATCGCCAGAAAATGGATCTGGCAAAAGAGCGTGTTGCCGATGAGGTGCGCGCGCAGCTGGCAACCGATCCTGAATTGCTGGCTGTGAATGCCATGGCGGCAAAACTGGGTGACGCACAACTGTTTAATCTGGTGACACGAGGCACAGCGAAGACCGTTAAAAGCGGCATTGTCAGAAATGCCACGGAACAGGGGGCGATTAATGCGGCGCAGGGCGGCTATTCACGCTATCAGGAAAACACGGCATTGCGTGAGACCGCCGGAATGGGTGTGTCACCGTGGGAGGGCGTGGCTGACGCAACGATCGAAGGTGCAGCCTTTGGTGCTGCGATGGGGGCTCCATTCGGTGCGGTTGCCGGATATCGTGGCAGACGTCAGGCCGCAGAAGAAACCGCCATGCGTGATGCTGAAACCGTGCAGCAGGACGACGCAGCCCCGCAACCAGAATCTGTTGATCCGGTGGCGCAGCAGCGTGAATCCATGCAGGGCATGAATCGCGAGCAGCTTCTGGAGCAGTATGCTGATGCGGATATGGCAACAGAGGGTGACGCATCCGCAGCTCATCGCCGGGAAGCTGCCAGCCAGTTGTTGAATGAACTGGACGAACAGACGAAGCGACAGGCTGTGATGAATGAGCTGAAGGCGAAGCCGCGTTCTGAACTGCTTGAGGAATACCGCAGACTCAGCCAGAAAGAGGGGCGCACCGAGACTGAAGAACAACAGTTTCAGGCAATACGAGAAGTCATTCGCCCACAACAGGAAGTGACGCCGGAAGCACAGTCACAGCCTGAAAATGCGGAGGATGGTAACGGGAGCATTTACCCGACGGTGCGGTTCCGGGACCCGAATGAAGTCCGCATTGAAATTAACGGGAATGGTGCGTCCAGACCAGCGGAACGCATTGAGAAGGTGCGCCCGGACAACCGTTATTTCACGGATGAGAAAAGCGCCATGGGGAGTGATGTTTTCCGTAATGCCGCCGCCACCGGCCTGAAACCGTCCGTAGTGAAGAAAGGCGAGAATCAGTATGCCGTTGAAATGGATAATCCTGCGTTCTCTGAAGATGTGGCAACGGAAACCATTAACACCCTGGCTGACGGAGAGCGTATTGCTGATGCTGACCCGATGGAGCAGCCCGCGTTCATGCGTGACCCGCGATTCCGTGGTTTCACGGGGGATGATACGGAGGTACAGGCCCGCCTTGCCCGTGGCAACGCGCCGACGGCAGAGGAGCTTGTACGTTCACAGATGGCTGAAGGTGATGCCGGTCCGACAGCACAGGAGTTAACTGAGCGTCCACGCCTGCCCGCTCCCGGCGATATTCATCCCGGACAGGGATATCCGTTACCGGGAGAAGTGGCGCGTACGCCGGATGAAAATCAGGCCGGACGTGGTGGTCGTTTTACCACAACCGGTGAGGTTAAGGGCCAGAGTTTCCAGAAAGGACAAGCTCCGGCACCGGAAAACGCCGCTGGTCGCCAGGGGGAAACACTCGAGGGTGACATGGTTCGTCGTGGTCTGCCGTCACCGGATGCGCAGAACGCGACAGCACCGGTACGTGAAGGGCTACCGGCTCCTGACATTGCGCGTAATGTTCGTATGCCTCAGCCTGAATCACTTCCCCGCACTGTACGGGACTCACTGCCTGAGCTTGCACAGCAGGCAGAAGTACGCCGACAGGCCGGAGGAAATCGTGACATCCCGCAGCCTGAGACAATCGCACCTGAATCTGAAACAACTGTCTCTACTGACAGGGAAGCTACCGTGCGCGGAGGTGAAGTCAGGGGCAAAAAAATTGAAGACTTTGGTGAAGAAATTAAGGGCGCGGCAAAACACCGTTATGCACAGCTTGCTGAAACACTGGGTAAAACGCTGGAAGACAGGGATTATGCCACGCAGCCGCTGAGCAAACTGTTCCCGAAACCGGACTACGCAAAACTGGCGAACGAAGGTGCTGATGCTGATACCCTGGCAATGATAGCGCTGTATCGTAGCGATATTCCGGCGAAGACGAAACACAATACGGCAGGCTGGGGGGAGAGCATAAAAAAAGTACGACACAGTGTATCGGAAATGCTGAACGGAACGGTCAGCGCGAAACGCCTCGCAGAATGGATGGAAGGCAGAATGCCCTCCCGTTACGCGGATACCTGGCAACTGTTACGCACTCTGCCACCCTCACAGATGGACAGGGCTTCTGCTTATCGGGTGGTATCGGGTGTGTATCAGGCGGCAGGAGGGAAGCGTTACGATCCGCCACAGAAACTTTATTCACTGCGCAATAAGGACAATAAGGGGAGTAACCTCTTTTTCTCGGAAAGCAGGGATGAATTACTGGCAAAGGCGAAAGTCTGGTTTGCAGAGCAGGAGGAAAAATCACAGGCGAAAGGTGATGAAAAAACAGCACCGTCACCGGATGACAAAATCCGCTTTGACGTTTACCGGAATACCCGCAGTGGCGATATTTTTATCGCTTACGGTAAAAACAAAATGCGGGTGAGAGGTGGCTTTAAGTCAGCCAGTGATGCGCGTAAGTACATTGATTCACATCGTGATGAGCTTGTTCGTCATGTGAAGGAGATGCGGGAGATTTCGCGTGAGGAGCAGCGCAACGCCACCAACCGCGACCGTACCGGACCAGAACGCCGCAAGGGGAATGTTTCACCGGAGCAGTTCAGTGATGCGTTTGGTTTCCGTGGTGTGCAGTTTGGTAACTACGTGGAAGGTCCGCGTCGTCAGGCTGATTTGAACCGGGCTTATGACTCGCTGCATGACCTTGCGGAAGTACTGAATGTACCGACAAAAGCGCTTTCCCTGAACGGTCGTCTTGGCCTGGCATTTGGTGCCCGTGGTAAGGGTAAGGCGGCGGCACACTATGAGTCAGGTGAGGTGGCAATCAACCTGACAAAAGGTAACGGACCGGGTGCGCTGGCGCACGAATGGTTCCATTCTCTGGATAATTATTTTGGTCGTTATGACGTTTCCAATGACGGGAAAATTACGTCAGGTGGCGACTTTATGACGGAAGCACAGCGTGTCAGGCGCATATTTAAAGACGGCAGGTATGTTGATGCTGAATATCCGGTACGTCAGGAGGTTTACGACGCTTTTAAAGGTGTGATTCAGGCCATTAAAAACAGTGACATGCCGCGTCGTTCAGCGCTTCTCGATAAGGTGCGCTCAAAACCGTACTGGTCAACGGATGTTGAAATGGCGGCACGTGCCTTTGAGCGTTATGTTCAGGATAAGGCGCGTATGGCTGGCGTGGAGAATGATTATCTGGTCAATATCCGTAAGGCACCTGAGCACAACACAGATAACACCTACGCTTATCCGACGAATGCGGAACTGGATGGCGGTATTCGTGAGGCATTCGATCACCTGTTCCGCACCCTGAAAACCCGTGAGACGGACAAGGGCGTTGCGTTTTATTCCCGTAAGGGCGTTACCCGCACACCTGAAGGTAATCTCATTTCGGATGTTAACCGTAGTGCGGAAGCCAAAGGCAGCCCGGTCCCGCAGGTTGAAGCGGTTGCCCGTGGCGTGATGAGCGGCATTAAGGACAGTGACCTGAAGGTCCGTGTGGTGAAGTCACAGAAAGAGGCTGAAGCGCTGGCGGGTGAATTGTTCGATGGTTACGGCAGGGTGCACGCATTCTATCGTCCGGATAAACGAGAAATTGTCCTGGTGGCGGATAACATCCCTGACGGGCGGACCGTTCGCGAGAAGCTGCGTCACGAGATCATTCACCATGCCATGGAGCATGTTGTCACACCAGCGGAATATCAGACGATTATCAAAACCGTGCTGAAAACCCGCGACAGTGATAACGTCACCATCCGTGAAGCCTGGCGTAAGGTTGATGCTTCCTATGGTAAGGAATCACCGGAAGTACAGGCGGGTGAATTTCTGGCACATATGGCGGAGAAACAGCCGAATAAATTCGTGGCGGCATGGGAGCGTGTTGTTGCCCTGGTCAAAGGGGTACTGCGTCGTACGGGGTTACTGAAGCCGACGGAACTGAACGATATCAGACTTGTTCGCGAGACCATCCGTACGTTAGGCCAGCGTGTGCGGGAAGGTTACACGCCGCGTGAGGATGGCGCGGGCGCATCGTTTCAGTACTCCCGTAGTGGTAAACGTGATCCGTTCAAAGTGCCGGAAGGTGAGGGCGAGCGTTATCGTGATGACCTTGCCAGAATGATGAAATCTCTGCGCACCACAGATTTAACGGTAAACATCGGGCGTACGCCGCCGGTATTGCGTCACCTTGGTGCACCGGATTTGCCGCTGGTTATTTCCCGCGATACTGTGCGGAAGGCCACCAATGGTGTGAAACATGTGGTGCCGATGGATGTTATCGAGAGACTACCGGAACTGATGCACGATCCGGATGCAATTTACCGCTCAGCGACAGAAAGAAATGCGGTTGTGATGCTGCTTGATGCCGTGGATAAAAATGGTGATCCGGTGGTGTCAGCGGTACACATGAAGGCTGTCCGGTCGCGTCTGGAAATCAACAAGGTAGCTTCTGTTTACGGTACAGAAAATGGAAAAAAACTGAAGAGTATGGAAATGACCGGGTTAACGTTGTACCGGAGAGAAAAATTAAGCCGCGATAACCTTCTGCACAGAGGGCTCCAATTGCCCAAAGGGGAACATTCTTATCGCGGCTCTGCGGATAAAATACTCTATCCTGAAGATATTCGCAAGGGGCCGTATTACTCCCGTACCAGCAGTCTGACACCGGAAGAGACAATTGCATCGCGTTTTGTGCGCCAGATGCAGGATAAATTCCAGGTGCTGAAAGCTGTTCAGGAGAATATCCGTAAAACTGGCGGCAAAGTGGACGACAGTAACAACGCTTATATGGCGGAAGAACTCTTCCACGGGAAGGCGGAAAACGACCTGAACGTGATGAAGGAGCGCTACGTTCAGCCACTGGCTAAATTACTGGCGGACTACAAAATTGCGCAGGCCGATCTGGATGAGTACCTCTACGCCCGTCACGCGCCGGAACGTAACGCGCATATCGCGAAAATCAACCCGAAAATGCCGGACGGCGGTTCGGGGATGACCAACGCGGAAGCGGCGGAAATCATGCAGCGTGTACGTAACAGTGGCAAACAGGCACAGTATGACCGTCTGGCAGGGATTATTGACGATATGCTGGCCCGTCGCCGTGAGCTTATCCGTGAGGCCGGACTTGAAGAGAACGGTGTGGTGGATGCCTGGCAGAACGCCTACCGTTACTACGTTCCCCTGAAAGGTCAGGATGTTGACGGTGTGGTGTCACTGCCCCGTACAGGTAAGGGCTTCACCATCGGCGGACGTGAAAGCAGGCAGGCCATGGGGCGTGCATCCCGGGCACAGTCTCCGTCCACTCAGGCGATACAGGACCTGAGCGAATCGCTGATCCGCCATCGCAAAAACGAAGTGGGTAACGCCTTCCTGAAACTGGTGCAGGATAATCCCGACAAGGATTACTGGCAGGTATTCACCGATGACAGACCGGATACCATGCGGACGATTGCAGAGCGCAAGGACCAGGAAACTGGTGAAACCATTCGCGAAGTTGTCGAACGCCCTGTACCGATGGCAATGATGGCAGACCGGTACTTCACCACCAAAAAGAACGGCAAAACGTACTACATCAAACTCCATGATCCGCGCCTGATGCGTGCGATGAAGAGTATGGGACCGGAAACCAGCAATGCCTTTGTTCGTACGCTGGGGAAAGTTAACCGCTTCCTGGCAACGGTGAACACGTCGTATAACCCGGAATTCCTGGTCAGTAACTTCATCCGTGACGTGCAGACGGCGGTGATGAACCTGAAGGCGGAGCAGGGAAGGAGCGACGGTAAACTGAAAGGGCTGGATAACTTATCCGCCCTGGCTGTGGTGAAAGACAGCCGTTCTGCCATGTCAGCCGTATACGCCAGTCTGCGTGGTAAAACCCTCACGGGAAAAGGTGCACAGTGGCAGAAGGTGTGGAAAGAGTTTGTTGAGGACGGAGGGAAAACCGGCTGGTTTAACATGGGTGACCTTGAAGGCCAGCAGAAGGAAATGGATCGCCTTGTCTCACTGGCGAAGGGGGGATGGAAAGGCCAGAGTATCGGTGCATGGAATTCGTTCCTTAACCTTGTCGAGGATGCCAACGGTGCGGTTGAAAACGCTCTGCGTCTTTCTGCCTATAAGCACGCCCGTGATGCCGGTTTGTCACGCCAGCAGGCGGCGTCTCTTGCCAAAAACATGACGGTGAACTTTAACCGTCGTGGTGAGCAGGGGGCGCTGATGAATTCGCTGTACATGTTCGCCAACGCCAGCATTCAGGGAACGGCAAATCTGGTGAGAACGCTCGGACATCTTAATGGTGAGGGACCTTTACTGGAGCGCCTTCGCTGGAAGAATCTGAATGTTCCGCAGAAAATCGCGCTTGCCGCTGTGGGAGCAGGTTATCTGCTTGGCTCGCTTAACCGCAGCGTGGCGGGTGAGGATGATGACGGGGTTAACTGGTATGACAAGGTGCCGTCTCATGTGAAAGAGCGTAACCTCGTCATTATGAAATCGGTGTTCGGGGGCAAGGCCGGAGAGTACTGGAGTATTCCTCTGCCTTACGGGTACAACGTTTTCTTCCTGCTCGGGCATACTGCTGAAGGTGTGGCGGCGGGTGACCTGACGGCGTCCCGTGCTGCCGGTAATGTTGTTGGTGGTGTGCTTGGTGCATTCAGCCCGATTGGCAGTGAGACGTCGGAAACACTGTCCGGGGCATTGCTGAAAAATGCAGCGCCGACCATTCTGCGTCCGTTTGCGAACCTTGCCATGAATGAAAACTTCATGGGGGCGCAGATTTACCAGGAGAACATGCCGTTTGGTACACCAAAACCTGACAGCCAGCTGGGAAGACGTTCAACGCCAGAAGCGTACAAGGCGTTTGCATCCTGGCTGAATGCGTTCTCAGGTGGCAGCCAGTACCGTCCCGGCGCGGTGGATATCACACCGGAATCGCTGAAATTCTGGATTGACTATATCTCCGGAGGGACAGGGCGCTTCATTTCCAAAACCACGGATGCGGCGGTGAAATCGCTGAATGGTATTGATATACCGGAACAGCAGGTGCCCTTCCTGGGGAAAATTTCGGGGGAGGTGATGCCGTATGCAGACCAGCAGAAGATGTACGACCGGATGACAGAGATTGCGCAGTATCACGCAGAGCTGAAGAGTCTGACCGGTGCAGAAAGAACGGCGTTCATTGACGAGAACAACGGAAAATTGTCGATGAACGGGCTTATGCAGGATACCCGGAAGAGACTGAAGGATTTGCGTAAACAGCGTGATGCCATTTACGCCGACAGTACTCTCAGTCTGGCGCAACAGTCGGCGATGGTGAAATCGGTAGAGCGGGATATGAAAATTGCCGTGGATCGGTTTAACCGCGAGTACAACAAAAAAGTGGGAGTGGATTAACAGAAATGGCCCCGTACGGAAGTGCGGGGCTGATTAAGAAATAAACACTCATTGACCTGTAATAACCGGAGCTATTAACATATAGTCAGAAGAGCATTTCATGTGATACAGAGAGCCGATTTATGTTTAATGAAGAAAAAGTTGCGCAAATGGCAGCGTATTTGCTGAAAAAGCATGGCGGATCTATGCGTTTCATTAAGCTGAAGCAGCAACGGTAATGGCGAATAGCATTTATGAGCAAAATAATCTTGATATGTTATTAGGCGATCTGATGTAACCGGGATGATGTTCACCCCTTATCGCCGGGGAACAATACCGGCAATCAGAATTGCGGATGGAACTATTCAGGCCCACGATGATATCGATGAGGAGTTTTTTCAGCCAGTATTGGATGGCTTTCTTATATCCAAATATACGCCATTTGACATCCTCCACGCCCTGAAGGACGGGGTTTTACAGCGCACCGGATAAGATTCGGTGTTTTGTTGAAAAATACTGTGATAACAAACAGAAAACCCGTCAGTAAGACGGGCTTAGCAAGCTGGGACGGTTACTTTAATAATTTCAGTGCCTTTACATCCACTTCAACACTGCTCAGGTCTTTATCAATTTCACCCTCAATTCTTACTTTGTCTTTCGGAGAAACATTCTGACCGGCCCATATGCTGTCATCGATATCCGTGACAATTGTCCCGCTATTGTCACGAAACTCATAACGTTCATCACCCACTTTTTTAACGATGCTCCCTTCAAGGATAACCCATGCATCATCCTTCAGTTCTTTTGCCTGCGCTACTGTTGAACGCTCTGCTTCAGGCCCTTGGAAACCGCCCTGCTGTGCAAAAGCGCCAAAAGACACACCAGAAATAAGTGCTGCAATCAATACCTTTTTCATTCATAGTCCTCTTTCAGAGATGAACATTCAAACAGCATTTTCAGTATGGTAAAGCGCGGGTGCGTTGAGGATGCCTGACACATCAGAGGTGGCGGGAGATTACTCCCCCGCCTGGTCTCTTACTTCTCAGATTCGTAGTCTACGAAGACAGCGACCTCCGTCTGACCGGTTCGGATTCGCACCTCGCAGAGGTCTTTCCTCGTTACCAGTGCCGTCACTATGACGGTTAAACAGATGACGATCAGGGCGATTAACATCGCCTTTTGCTGCTTCATAGCCTGCTTCTCCTTGCCTTTCGGCACGTAAGAGGCTAACCTACATGTGTTCAGCATGGATTGAGCCTCAGATTAATGTTAAGCGTCTTGCCGGACGCGTAATGTTAACTGGGGCTTTTCTCTATCTGCCGTTGGTGTTCATGCCCGAGGCAGATAGCCTCAAGCACCCGCAGCAATTCTACTTAACTCTCCTTTTCCCGCAAACCGTTTTTATCTCCAGCGACAAATCGAATACACAACCAGCACCACCGCCATTACTGTTCCTACATTTGCGAATGCTTCAGGCCAGGTCATTGATTCACCTTCTGCTCAATATTTTTAAGGTCATTTTCCGCATACAGTATTGCAGTTCTTGCTGCCCGCAACCGTGCTTTGGTGTTCTTTTCTTCACGCTCGAGGCTGGCAACAGATTCTCGGAGCTGATCGTGTCTGTTATGAAGCTGTCTAATCTCTCTCACCACAGCCTCACCATCGTTCGCACACCGCAGAACATACTGAAAAGGGTCCACAACACATCCGCACTGCAAGCACAGGATAACGTGATCCTGTTCATGAACCTCAATGGCCCGATGCTTACAGCTCTGTTGTGTGTAGTTTTTTCTGCCAGTTACTGTAATGTTCAGCAGCTTCTCTTCATCGCGCTTTGGCTGCACCAGTGTGATGATATTATCGCCTTCATTTTCCATCAGTTCACCTCCTGCGGCGGTTCTGGTAGCGGCATCCAGTGAGTTGCTTGCTCAATACCATTACCCGGCTTAATCGTTGCATCTCCGCGCCGAAAGGTGCTTCCGGTATAGCGTGCGGAGCATATTAGCGGTTCAACCAGAGAGCTATCGAAATTCACCGAAATAAGCACGTTCTGGCCCTTTTCAGGCATTCGATCACTACAGCTTATCCAACTATCCGGAGTTACCGGAGAGTTACCAGCCTCATAAGCGGATTTCATCCAGTGCGTAAGCGTTTCGATGCTTACACATCCGCAATCAACGTCTATTTTTTCTTTTTGTTCTGACAACCATTCCTGGAATGACAGCTTGGCAGTCTGGCTTGCTGGATCAATTCGTGGCAGGCCGATATATAGTGGTACATTTCCCGGCTCCATCGAATTGTCGGGACAAATAAACGTGTTACAACCATATTTAACGAGCTCAATTCCCACTGTGTCGATAGTGGCGAATGGTTCAGTGGTCAATGCAGTCAACGCAATTTCATAAGCACGGCGCTCAATATTATCTCGCACGTCCAGGCTGCCGATTCGCTCTTTGATTTCTTTAATCATTTCTTTGTCGGTGAACGTTGTCATGTGTTAGTCCTTATCCACTTCAACGCCATCTTTCAGCGTGATGCCGTGCCAATCATCAGCCCAACTGGTTAACCCAGGCGCATCAATGCTAGGCATATAGACGCTTGCAGTGTGGTAGCCCTTATCGTTATCAATGCTGGCAACGTGCTCGCCGTTGTATGCGCTCAGCGTGTCTAGGACACTATAAAACTTTCCTCCGGCTGCCCTGAAATCCTTTACAGCCTTCACAAGACGATTCCACGCTTTTTCCTGTTCTGGCGTCAGGTCGATTAATTCCTGCAAAGTTGCCATTTCAGTTTTCCTTATATGGGTTAATTTTATTGTGCAGTGTGTTGAACGACGCCCATACCACGTCGTTATACAACTCAATAACTAGCTCAATTATTTTCCCGATTGCCCAGACAAAAATTAGCGGGGATATCGGTGTCATCAACACGATAAACAGAATGAGAAACAAAAATTCTGTCGCTCTACTTTTTCGCGGATATTCTTTTCTGAATAATGTAGGCACATCACTCTCCTTTGTTGCTCCTCAAAATTTTATGCCCTGGCGCAAAAGCACGCGTTTTGTCTTTGCTTATTCGCCAGCCATCCTTGCGCGCCTCTTTTGCACAGCCAGCCCATGACGTACCGATATACTCACCGAAGTCTGGCGACTTATATTTGCCATCTGTACACTGGAGGCAATCACAATAGAGATGCATGGTGTAACTTGCAGCAATAGCCATATCACTCTCCTTTAGTGCGCAAGTGGTTTTTCCAGCGGTTTTGCTCCGCGCTGGGCTTTTTGCAAAAACCACAATCCATCATCCCGTAATATTTCATCAACCCCATCCGTCGGTTGCTGAGTCTCACCCACTGCCAGACGCCAGGAGCGTTTCTACGAACTAACAGAATCTTTGCTTTACGGTTTTTCATCGTTTTGCTCTCCTGCATCTCTTTGCTGCTCGTCGTGCCGCTGCAATACCGGTATGGCGGCGCTTTGGTGTCGGGATGATGTTCTTTGCAATTAGCGCAGAAGCCCAAAAACGAGTCGGATACGGTAACAAGCCGATACATGCCACACGCATTACTCACCTCTTTTGATGCGAATGCCAGCGGCGCGCTCGGCTTCACTTTGTTCCCAAAACCACTTGTGAAGCGCCATAAGCTTTTCGTCAATCGGTGCATATTTGCGATTAAAGTAGGCCTGAGCATCTTTCTCAGATTCGTCCGGTAATTCGCCAGGGCCAAACAGTGTGTTATAAATCCATGCTAGTCCGCTCTTAGCGTCGCCAGTTGCCTGCCATTCGATAATGGCAGCCTGCATGACCAGAATGTTTTTCCCGATTAATAGGTCCAGTTCTTTGTACCGGTTGCGGATGTATGCATTCTCGCTTTGTAATTTTGCGTTGCGCTTTTCTGAGGCTTCAAGTAACGCCTGCTTATCGCGTAGAGCTTCTTCCAGTTCAGCAACATGGCATTCACTATCAATAAGGTTGTTCTCTGCTGCTTCAAGCTCAACACGCAGCTTCCCAACCGTAAGCGCAATCTCCTCGTTCTCCTGGTCGCGGCGTTTGATGTATTGCTGGTTTCTTTCCTGTTCATCCAGCAGTGCCAGCACGGTAGCCGGGTTAGCCTCTGCTATGAATTCAGCGTTTGCATAAGCCTGATCATCTGATTCAATCAGGCAGTTAACATGACATTCCGCAATCACGCCACCGGGTTCTCCTTTCCATTTTTGGCAAACAAAAACTCCTGTTAAATTGCCGTGCTGGTTAACAGATGTATGCCCTACGATGTAGCTTCCTTTAGTTGCTTTCTCTGCCTTTTCACGCAGTGCCTGATAATTAATTTCGCTCACTTCGAACCTCTCTGTTTACTGATAAGCTCCAGATCCTCCTGGCAACTTGCACAAGTCCGACAACCCTGAACGGCCAGGCGTCTTCGTTCATCTATGGGATCGCCACACTCACAACAATGAGTTGCGGATACAGTCTGGTAGTTCAGGCGACGCATTTTTATTGCTGTATTGCGCTGTAATTCTTCAATTTCTGATGCTGAATCAATGATGTCTGCCATCTTCCATTAATCCCTGAATTGTTGGTTAATACGCTTGAGGGTGAATGCGAATAATAAAAAAGGAGCCTGTAGCTCCCTGATGATGTTGCTTTTCATGTTCACCGTTCCTTAAAGACGCCGTTTAACATGCCGATCGCCAGACTTAAATGAGTCGGTGTGAATCCCATTAGCGTTACCGTTTCGCGGTGCTTCTTCAGTACGCTACGGCAAATGTCATCGACGTTTTTATCCGGAAACTGCTGTCTGGCTTTTTTGATTTCAGAATTAGCCTGACGGGCAATGCTGCGAAGGGCGTTTTCCTGCTGAGGTGTCATTGAACAAGTCCCATGTCGGCAAGCATAAGCACACAGAATATGAAGCCTGCTGCCAGAAAAATGCATTCTGTTGTTGTCATGCCGGGTCTCTCTCGTTTGCTTCTGCTTTCGCCGCCATCATTTCCAGCTTTTGTGAAAGGGATGTGGCTAACGTATGAAATTCTTCGTCTGTTTCTACTGGTATTGGCACAAACCTGACTCCAATTTGAGCGAGGCTATGTGCCATCCCGATACTCGTTCTTAATTCAACAGGAGATGCTTTGTGCATACAGCCCCTCGTTTATTATTTATCTCTTCAGCCAGCCGCTGTGCTTTCAGTGGATTTCGGATAACAGAAAGGCCGGGAAATACCCAGCCTCGCTTTGTAACGGAGTAGACGAAAGTGATCGTGCCTACCCGGATATTATCGTGAGGATGCTTCATTACCATTGCTCCCCATATACAAAACCAATTTCAGCCAGTGCCTCGTCCATTTTTTCGATGAACTCCGGCACCATCTCGTCAAAACTCGCCATGTACTTTTCATTCCGCTCAATCACGACATAATGCAGGCCTTCACGCTTCATGCGCGGGTCATAGTTGGCAAAGTACCAGGCATCTTTTCGTGTCACCCACATGCTGTACTGCACCTGGGCCATGTAAGCCGATTTTATGGCCTCGAAACCACCGAGCCGGAACTTCATGAAATCCCGGGAGGTAAACGGGCATTTCAGCTCAAGGCCATTGCCGTCACTGCATAAACCATCGGGAGAGCAGGCGGTGCGCATACTTTCGTCGCGATAGATGATCGGGGATTCAGTAACATTCACGCCGGAAGTAAACTCAAACAGGACTCTGGCGTCGTTCTCGTACTGTTTTCCCCAGGCCAGCGCCTTAGCGTTAACTTCCGGAGTCACACCGGTGCAAACCTCGGCAAGCAGGGTGTGGAAGTAGGACATTTTCATGTCAGGCCATTTCTTTCCGGAGCGGGGTTTTGCTATCACATTGTGAACTTCTGAAGCGGTGATGACGCCGAGCCGTAATTTGTGCCACGCATCATCCCCCTGTTCGACAGCTCTCACGTCGATCCCGGTACGCTGCAGGATAATGTCCGGTGTCATGCAGCCACCTTCTGTTCAGAGGCTTTCTGTTTCAGGAATCCAAGAGCTTTCACTGCTTCGGCCTGTGTCAGTTCTGACGATGCGCGAATGTCGCGGCGAAATATCTGGGAACAGAGCGGCAATAAGTCGTCATCCCATGTTTTATCCAGGGCAATCAGCAGAGTGTTAATCTCCTGCATGGTTTCATCGTTAACCGGAGTGATGTCGCGTTCCGGCTGACGTTCTGCAGTGTATGCGGTATTTTCGACAATGCGCTCGGCTTCATCCTTGTCATAGATACCAGCAAATCCGAAGGCCAGACGGGCACACTGAATCATGGCTTTATGCCGTAACATCCGTTTGGGATGCGACTGCCACGGCCCCGTGATTTCTCTGCCTTCGCGGGTTTTGAATGGTTCGCGGCGGCATTCATCCATCCACTCGGTAACGCAGATCGGATGATTGCGGTCCTTGCGGTAAATCCGGCATGTACAGGATTCATTGTCCTGCTCAAAGTCCATGCCATCAAACTGCTGGTTTTCATTGATGATGCGGGACCAGCCATCAACGCCCACCACCGGAACGATGCCGTTCTGCTTATCAGGGAAGGCGTAAATTTCTTTCGTCCACGGATTAAGGCCGTACTGGTTGGCGACGATCAACAATGCGATGAACTGCGCATCGCTGGCATCACCTTTAAATGCCGTCTGGCGAAGAGTGGTGATCAGTTCCTGTGGGTCGACAGAATCCATGCCGACACGTTCAGCCAGCTTCCCTGCCAGCGTTGCGAGTGCTGTACTCATCCGTTTTATACCTCTGAATCAATATCAACCTGGTGGTGAGCAATGGTTTCAACCATGTACCGGATGTGTTCTGCCATGCGCTCCTGAAACTCAACATCGTCATCAAACGCACGGGTAATGGCTTTTTGCTGGCCCCGTGGCGTTGCAAATGATTGATGCAGAGTGATTCAAACAGGTGCTGGGGCAGACCTTTTCCCATGTCGTCTGCCAGTTCTGCCTCTTTCTCTTCACGGGCGATCTGCTGGTAGTGACGCGTCCAGCTCTGAGCCTCAAGACGATCCTGAATGTAATAAGCGTTCATGGCTGAACTCCTGAAATAGCTGTGGAAATATCGCCCGCGAAATGCCGGGCTGATTAGGAAAACAGGAAAGGGGGTTAGTGAATGCTTTTGCTTGATCTCAGTTTCAGTATTAATATCCATTTTTTATAAGCGTCGACGGCCTCACGAAACATCTTTTCATCGCCAATAAAAGTGGCGATAGTGAATTTAGTCTGGATAGCCATAAGTGTTTGATCCACTCTTTGGGACTCCTGGCTGATTAAGTATGTCGATAAGGCGTTTCCATCCGTCACGTAATTTACGGGTGATTCGTTCAAGTAAAGATTCGGAAGGGCAGCCAGCAACAGGCCACCCTGCAATGGCATATTGCATGGTGTGCTCCTTATTTATACATAACGAAAAACGCCTCGAGTGAAGCGTTATTGGTATGCGGTAACGCCGCGCTCAGGCGGCTTTGATAGTCATATCATCTGAATCAAATATTCCTGATGTATCGATATCGGTAATTCTTATTCCTTCGCTACCATCCATTGGAGGCCATCCTTCCTGACCATTTCCATCATTCCAGTCGAACTCACACACAACACCATATGCATTTAAGTCGCTTGAAATTGCTATAAGCAGAGCATGTTGCGCCAGCATGATTAATACAGCATTTAATAAAGAGCCGTGTTTATTGAGTCGGTATTCAGAGTCTGACCAGAAATTATTAATCTGGTGAAGTTTTTCCTCTGTCATTACGTCATGGTCGATTTCAATTTCTATTGATGCTTTCCAGTCGTAATCAATGATGTATTTTTTGATGTTTGACATCTGTTCATATCCTCACAGATAAAAAATCGCCCTCACATTGGAGGGCAAAGAAGATTTCCAATAATCAGAACAAGTCGGCTCCTGTTTAGTTACGAGCGACATTGCTCCGTGTATTCACTCGTTGGAATGAATACACAGTGCTGTGTTTATTCTGTTGTTTATGCCAAAAATAAAGGCCACCATCAGGCAGTGAACCGCCCCGGGTTTCCTGGAGAGTGTTTTATCTGTGAACTCAGGCTGCCAGATCATCGTTTCCGATGGAAGCATAATAAGCTTTTTCTGCTTCTGCCGGAGGAGTATGGCCCAGCCTTCCCAGCAATCGTCGATTGTTATACCAGTCCACCCACGTTAGTGTGGCCAGTTCCACTTCTGCACGGTTTTTCCAGCTCTTACGGTGTATTACCTCCGCTTTGTAAAGACCATTGATGCTCTCAGCCATCGCGTTGTCATACGAGTCGCCTGTACTCCCTGTTGATGCCAGTAATCCGGCTTCTTTT